TCAAAAGATAGATTTTATTTAAGAACAGAGGAACTACTAAACCTCGGTGGGTTCGATAATGCGGTACCTGCATTTAACAATGTATATGATGTTTATATCAACTTCAATACTCAAGGTGGTAACCCAAATCTCATGCAGTTTCTGAAACAGCATGTATTGATACCTGCCAATAATGTAATGAATGAACCCGGTGATAATCTAGCATTATTTTGTTCTGAAGCAGTTTTGCCCGGATCATCACTACAAACTGCTGCTGTAAGTGGTTTGAGACAAGGTGTGACTCAAAATTATGCTGTTTATAGAAGATATCCCGATTTCAACCTTACTTTTTATTCTCAAAAAGACTATTTTACACAAGAAATATTCAATGGGTGGTTAGAATACATTTCACCGACTCAAATTGAAGATCGTAATCATGGGTCAATCGATAGGCAAAGGTCAAGGGATAATGCCTTCAAGAAACTGAAGTATCCTAGATCATATAAGTGTGAAATGGAGATCACATCATTCAGTTCTGACTTCTTAATGCCTGAGTCAAGGCAGAATGATCAAAGAAGAGTAGATAAGAGAACTCCTAATTACATCACATATTATATGAAAAACTGCTTCCCATCTAATATTATCGCTGCTCCACTTGCATATGGTAATGCTGAATTAATCAAAACCACAGTTTCATTCAAGTATGATTATTTCACGATTGCAAGAGGTGCTAGAATAGATGATGAAGATCGTAGTCTAAGAGAAAAAGCACAAAAATTAATAAGTCCATTTATGCTTGCTATATAATATACTGAATTAGTAAATTATGCCATTACCAAAGGTTTCAACGCCGGTATTTGAACTAGATCTTATATCATCTAACAAAAAAGTAAAATTTAGACCTTTCCTTGTCAAAGAAGAGAAATCACTTCTGATAGCATTGGAAAGTGGTGATGATAAGACCATTATCAATACTTTGAAGAGTGTACTGAAGTCATGTGTATTGACTCGTGGAATAAAAATTGAGGATCTACCTAGTTTTGATCTAGAATATCTATTTCTAAATATCAGAGGTAAATCTGTCGGTGAGTCTGTGGATTTGATGATTACCTGTCAAGATGATGGAGTGACTCAGGTACCAGTCTCATTACATATGTCAGACATCAAGTTAGATGTGCCTGACAATCATACACAGACAATTGATTTGAGTGATGATTTACATGTGAAGTTGAAATACCCATCATTTTCACAATTTGCTGAGAATAATTTTTTAGCATCTAATGTAAAAGATAATGAATTGATTGACAAAGCATTTGATAGTGTATGTGACTGCATTGATCAAATTTATACTGCTGATGAAGCATGGTCTGCATCTGACTGCACAAAGAAGGAGTTACTGGATTTCATAGGACAACTAAGTTCTGGACAATTTCAATTGATTGAGTCTTTCTTTTCAACAATGCCCAAGTTAGTTTACAAGACCAAAGTGAAAAATCCTAACACTAAAAAGGATAATGATGTTGTAATTGAGGGTTTATCAAATTTTTTCGCATAATGATGTATCATGAGTCTCTATCAAATTATATGGAGAACATGTTTGCTTTAGTACAGTATCATAATTGGTCTTTGGGTGACATAGAGAACATGATACCGTGGGAGAAGCAAACTTACATCAAGATGCTTCAAAACTTCATAGAGAAACGAAATTTAGAGTACGAACAGGCAAAAAATGGTTGATCAACCAAATTCAAGAATGATCATGAGGGGTGGTATGATGCTGCCAGAGGATGTGGTGCGTTCAAATACACCAATGATTCCTACTCGGCAGCAAGAGAATCAAGTAATAACTCAAACACAAGGAGTGCAACCTCTAACACAGAGAATGTCTACAGCATTCGATAGAATTAAAACAAAAGAGGATGAAAGTAATAAGATAACAAGTAAAGATGTAGTTGTATTGGGTAAATTATTTTTAGAAATAGAGCAGGTAAAAAATAATTTGAACTCTATCACAACAGAGTTTAGAAATAGTAACAGGAAAAAGACTGAGTTAGATGCGAAAGAGAATGAGTTATTAGAAGAAGAAACTGATAGACTTACTGCTTTAGGAGCAGGATTCAAAAGATTCAGACGTACACTAGGTGGGATCTCTGCTGCATTGTCTGGAAAACAATTCCTTGAGGGTGATGTTCAGGGTGGAGTTCAAAATGCAGGAATAGCATTGACAGCATTTTTGCCAGATATCATAAAAGTTGTCAGCACAGTTGTTTTAGGAAAAATGTTGCTGAGTGGTAGAGGTATGAGTGCTGCAAGAGGTGTATCTACAGGTGGTGGTAGAGGTGGTTTGTTACCTATGCTACTGGCAGGAGGTGGACTTCTTGCTGCAGGCACTGCATTAGGATCAAGAGGCGGTGTAGATCAAAGAAGATTAGAGTTGACTAAACAACAAGCTTTACCTCAATTATTATCAAGAAACGATGTCAAAAGATTTAGATCATTATCATCCAGATTTGATGATATATTAAGTGACTTTGGTTCTCAAAACGAAATCGCATTTAATGTCAAACCACCTCAAAGAATTGCTGGTACAACCAGTGCTATCAATATGCCTAAAGGATTTGGTGAACAAGCGGGTGAAATAGGTTCAAAATTAGTGAACTTTTTTAGTGATGATAGAGCAGAAGAGATAGAGAAAATAGGTAAAGAAATTGATGGTAAGGAAGTAAGTGATGATATAGCAGCAGCAAATTTAATTGTTATTCCCACATTAGAAGAAACGGTTTCAGACGTGACTATTGTTAATGATGAAACAAATTTAGCAAGTAACATTGAAGGTGGGAATACTGTAGTTGTTGAAGGAAATAATCAACAAGTAAGTAATAATCAGAAGGATTTACCTAAGTCATCAAATATCTTTGTAAAATCTACATTTAGTGACAATAGTAAGATAAGTTATATTCTTGAGTATGGAGGAGCATCAGTAGTAGGATGAATACACAAACTCTATTAAATAAAAGACCACAAATACTGCAGTCTACTCTAAAACTAACTTCTCTGATTGTAAAAACTAACAGAGAAGAACTTACACAGAAAACTTTACTTTTCAGGAAAAGAGAGAAAGTATCAAAGCAAAGAATAAAGACATTCGCAGCACTAAATCAAACTGCTAAAGAATCTGATGGAGGTCTTACCACAGGTGGTTTACTTGCCGGTGGTGTTTTATCTCGTATAGGCAGAGGAAGAGCAGTAAATAACATAAGACCTTTTAGACAACCTGTAAAACCGGGAAGTCTTAGTGGTATAAGAAGAATAGGTGGTAGAATAAGTAGGGGTAATGTTATTGCTAATACACTATTTGCGGGACTTGATTTTGCAAATAGAAAATCTATAGGTCAAACTAATCTACAAGCAGGATTAGGTTCAGGTGGTGGAGCAGTGGGTGGTATTGCAGGTGCTGCGATAGGACAGACACTTATACCAATACCTGTACTGGGTGCTCTTATAGGTGGATTTGTAGGATCAAACATTGGATCTAATCTTGCTGATCGTGCTTCAGGAGTCACTGGTAGTGATTTTAGAAGATTGCAATTGGAAAGGGAATCAATTAGAGAATCGGGTAGAACAGAATTTACAGGCGGTTTAGATAGATTTGAAAGTGCATTGAACAAATTGAGAAAGTATGATGAGGATAATAAAGAATCCATATTAGGTGCCACAGGAAACGATCCTAGAAATAGATTTAGATTTTTACCACGCATATTAGTAGGGGGTGGTGCTACTCAAGAAGATATAGATACAGCGTATGGTAAAGGTGTAGGTGTAGGTGTTGGAGGTCTTGCTACAGCAGTTATAGGCACAGTCGTAACAATCAAGGCAGGTAGTTTCTTACTGTCTGGTGCTGCTCTTGCTAAGTTGAGATCACTTCTTGGTTTAGTTGTGAAGAGTAAAGGTAAACCAATAGATGTAAAGATTCTTGGGGAAGGGTCTGTCAAAAAAGTTATTAAGAAAATTCAACCGATAAAGAAAATTAAACCAAAAGTAACAAGATCTAAAACAAAACCCTTCGAGGAAAGAAAAATTCTCAAAGGTCAAGATAAAGTCACATCTTCTGATAAAGTACAAATTTATCAAAAATATGACATCAATAAACGAAAAAGATTTCAAAGGATAATAAATAAATCTACCAATGAAGATGTTAATGCTATTATTCGGGAAGGAAAAAAACTAGGAATAGATAAACAAATTTCTCCCTCTGCTGAAATTAAAGAATCTAAAAAAATATTAAATGATTTCCTGAAAAATAACCCTGAAGCAGGATCATTGCAGAAAAACTTATTCAGAAAGAATAAAAACTTCGATATTAAAAATCCACAGGATATTAGCATGAATACATCTGATAATATAATCTTTAAAGAGGGAGATAATTATTTTGTTAATAATAGTCAATCAGGGAGCATGGCTGGTGGTAGATCTGAATCAGCAGATCCTTACTTAGCATCTCTAAATACCCTCAAAGCATATAGTTACCTGACAGCATAATGGCAAGTTTTGCGAGATCAGCAAAAATAGATAAGATTATCGTCAGAGATCCTGATGACACTAAGGATCAGGATTTGACTCCGCAGGTTGGTCCTATAGCATTTTACGAGGACATGATTGATGCATCTTTTCATGCTGAAGTCATGATCTTCGATACTCATGGATGGTTAGAAAGTTTTCCTATAAGAAGTGGATCAAAGGTTTATCTTCGTATCGAACATCCTACTGTCAATATTGATTTTGAGCAAGAACCATTATATATTAGCAATATAAAGACTGCAGGGCAGACTGACAAAAAAGAATTTTTTGTAATGCAACTTGAATCTAAAGCAGCATTCACTAATCATTTGAGAAGACTGTATAAAAAATATAACGCTCCTACCAATGAAGTTGTCAGAGATATATTAGAAAATGACTTGGAGGTTCCAAAGGATAGGATATTAGATTTAGAAGAACCAAGTAATAAAATAGAATTTTTAGGAGTCTACAAGAGACCCTTACAAACATGTGTCGGATTAGCAGTCAAATCTATACCTCAGAATCATAGCAAGAAAGAAATAAGTAAAGGTGGATCGGGAATGTTCTTCTGGGAAACTCTCAAAGGGTTTAGATTTCAGAGTCCAGACCAAATATTTGCAAAGGCATTTGAGAACAAGGATGATGTGATCAAATATGAGAAGGTTGCTAGTTTCAATGCTCTTGACCCCGATAATAACTTTCACCTAACAAGTGACCCTATATGGCAAAATAATCATAATTTGTTTGAAAAACTTTCAATAGGACAATATAGTTCTCAGTTTGGATTATTTGATTCATCTAGTAGGGAACATGTTGTAATAGAAAGAGATAGTGAAGCAAACCACGATTACAACGCTGACAAGGATGGAGATATACTATCAAACTCTGAATACTTTCAACCAAAAGAATTCAGCACTATACCATCAAGACACATGTTACTGGTAAAGGATGAGCGTTTGTTTGATAACTCTGATGAACAGGATGATAGTAGCAAAACTTCCATGGAACATGTAGAATATGAAGCAAGGAGACAATCACGCTACTCTGCATTATTCTCTCAATCATTAGAGGTAACCGTACCCCTAAACCTAAGTCTGCATGTAGGAGCAGTTGTGAACCTCAAGTTTCCTCGAATAAATATAGACAAACCCAGTGGTGGTGATAACAATCCTGCTTCTGGATACTATATGATCAAAACACTGTCTCACAAATTTGGATCTGAAGGTGATTTCACCGGGTTGCAATTAGTCAGAGACGCTTACACAAAACTATCATGAAAAGCATAGAAGATCACATAGCACACGACAAAGAGGTCATCGAAGACCCTATCGCAAGTCCTGCTGCTAGAAGGCATGCAAAGGAAGAATTGCATGAATTAGAAGAATACGTGGAGCATCACAAGGAAGAGATCGATGCAGGGGATCATCATGACCCTAATGCACTCGAACTATTCTGTGATATGCATCCTGATGAACCAGAATGTCTAATATACGACGACTAAATGTCAATTGAATCCCGTCTAAATTCAATAAACTTTGCCGGTTCTGATGGATTTCCATACTTCAGAGGACAGGTCACGACTGATGATGCATGGCGTCAGCACTCAGAAAAGTACGGGTATAGAGTCAAGGTAAGAATCTATGGAGTTCACCCTCCATCTAGTATAGTACCTGACTCCGAATTGCCATGGGCACAGGTTATAGTACCAACAGTTTTTGGTTCTGGTAAAGCATGTGCAGGCGTATCTTTATCCCTGCAAGGTGGTGAAACTGTCATTGGTTTCTTCGCTGACAATGATAAACAACAACCAGTCATTCTTGGTTGCTATCAATCTGATGTAGAACACGAAAACGTATTAGAATATAATACTGATTCTGATGGTAGTAGTGAATTCCGTGAGGTCAAAGCAAAATCGAACCTAGCATGGGGAGCAGGCAATATGCCTGCCAATCATAATGATCCTGCAGACGTCAATGGCACACTCAAGAGGAATGACCTAACTGCTAATGGTAAGACTACACAGCAAGTTATCATTGATGAAGAGAACCTTATAGTCAAGAAGGCACAGAAGTGTAAACAAGGTAAGGGATTCGGAAATGACATCGCAAGAGCACTTGAATCTTTTATAGAAATAACAGGAAAACTTGATAAGTTTCAAGACACTTACATAGATCCTGTAATGGACGAGTTGCAAGATGTTCAAAAACTCGTAAGTGATACAGCAGAACTTATATCAGGAGCATATGCAACAGTCATCAGACTTGCAAGAAAATTCTTATTTTCCAAGATATATGAGTTAGCAGAGACACTCATGGGATTTCTGCAACTCGATAGTCTATTGAAAGACATTGCTGTCAAGAAAGCAGTGGATACAATCTATTGTCTCATAGAAAAAATTATCAAGAGTCTACAGAGTGTTATAAAAGATTTCTTGATAGGGTTGATAGGTAAGATTGTGCAAGCACCTATTTGTGCAGCAGAACAGTTCTTAGGTGGGTTGAACACAAGAATGTTCAATCAGATCGAAGAAGCGATAGGAGATGCGATGAGCACATTGTCTGGAATACTTGGTCCAATCGGAAACTTCATGGGATATCTTGAAAAGGCAATGGGTTATGCTCAAATAGGTTTGAAGTTATTAGAATGTGAAGATACAATATGCCCTCCAGAACCATATGATTGGGCAGTGAACTTTGGTCCAACAAAACAACAAAAACTTGATTTCAAGAAAACTATTGATATCTCTTCAAAATTCAATGTTGCAGGAATCGGAAAGTCAATGAATGATGGTATCGAAAAGTTCTTTGGTTTAGATGATGAGGATCTTGAACAGGCAGATTATGTTGCAGATATTCTTGGTCCATGTCCTATCAATAGGAAAGAATGTGGTCCACCTAAGATTGAAATATTTGGTGGTGGCGGAATAGGAGCAGCAGCAAACGCTGTAATCAATGAGTTAGGAGAAGTAGTGGGTGTTAATATGCAATCACTCGGTGTTGGTTATACTAATACACCCTTCGTTAGTATAATTGATAATTGTGATGGTAGAGGAGCAGAAGGTGAAGCAATAGTGGAAGATGGTCAAGTAGTCAATATTATAATAAGAAGAGGTGGTGGAGGATATCAAGTTCCAGAAAACGTTTCTGATAGTGAGGGTATAGATGTAGTAGGTGAGATCGAGGGTGTAGAAATTATCAGAACTGGTAGGGATTACAAACCCGGAGATCTTATTACCAGTAGATGTGGAACTCTTGAACCAGTCTTAGATGGCACTGGTAGAATCGTTGGTGCTAACGTAGTCAATGCTGAAGTTGGTTGTAAAGTCATTCCAAATCTCTCAATAAATAGCGATACTGGATATGGAGCACTCTTGAGACCTATCATGAGATATAAGAAAGTGGAAGATTATGATTCAACAATTCCTGCTGACAGCATCATGAGAGTTGTTGACTGTGTGAGTTCGTACTAATGGCAGAAATAAGAAAAACCCCACCAATGATCATAAACACTCCCGAAGATGGGTTTCTTCGGGTTGGTTTGACGACTGCACCCCGTAATCGTCCTGATCAGGTTCAATTAGCAGGTGGATGTGGAGCAAGTCTTAGAATTTTTGATGATGGAGGATGGGAACTAAGATCTGTAAATAAAACCAAAAAACCAAATAAGAAAGGTTGTAATCTCATAGCAAGAGGAGAAGGTGGTTTACAGATTCTTTCCGATGGTGATGTTAATATCTCTGCAGGTGGTGATTTCAATGTGTCTGCCAAGAATATTACAATGGAAACCACTGCTGACGACGGTGATTTTACAGTTTTCTGCAAAAGAGATATATTGTTAGATGCAGATAATAACTTCAAAGCGTTTGGAACTAAGTGTGTTGTTTCAGCAGCAGATAATTTGATTACACACTCTAAAGGTTGGAACTTGATAGTGGGTAATCCGGTATATGTTTATGAAAAGAAATCTAAACTCATACCTACCAGTACAAGTGATATTGTAAAAGGTTTACTAGATCAATTCTTATTAGGAGTGTAATGGAATCACCAGAAGTATCAGCAGGAAAAGTTTATATCGGTCCAAGTATACCGGTAAAACTTGATCTATCAGCATT